CCTGACAGTTATTATGATAATGATGATTATTCAGTTGATGAACACAACCAGGCAGAAAATGAAGATAGTTATCCATATAGAATTTTAGGTTTTAATCGTGGTTTATTTTATTATCTTCCAGATAGATCACAACAGCTGATTGCATTAACTGCATCACAGCACACAAAGAATAATTTATTTGCGCTTGCTCCCTGTTCACATTGGGAAATTGAGTATAAGCAAAAAACTGGTTTTAATTTAGATTCAGCTGTTAACGCTTTAATAAATAAAAGTTACGCAAAAGGCTTGTTTGATCCGCATGAATTATTGCGTGGTCGTGGTGCATGGATTGATGATGGTCGTGCTGTTCTTCACCTGGGCAGCAGATGTTATGTTGATGGAGTTGAGACTTCACCACGTAATGTATCAGGCAAACATATCTATGAGCATCAAACTGACCTGGCTGTTAAATTAGATAAGCCAGCAGGTAATGCAGACGCTCATAAACTTGCTGAAATTTGCGAAGCATTGTCATGGGAAAATCCATTGTCAGCAGCAATGTTAGCTGGATGGTGCGTTATTGCGCCGGTGTGTGGAATACTTAACTGGCGACCTCATATCTGGATAACAGGGCCATCAGGATCAGGTAAAACAACTGTTATAAAAGATATCATTGGCCGAATAGTTGGATCAATGGCACTACACATGGAAGGCAAAACAACTGAAGCCGGTATTCGTCAGCAGCTATGCCAGGATGCAAGGCCAATTGTATTTGATGAAGCTGAAGCTGAAGATGAAGCCAGCGCAAGAAGAATGCAATCAATACTTGATCTTGCGCGTGTAGCTTCAAGTGGCGGTAAAATTGTTAAAGGCACACAGTCAGGCACAGGCGTTTCATTCAGTGTAAGAAGTTGTTTTTGTTTTAGTTCAATCAATACTTCAGTTGAACATTTTGCTGATGAATCAAGAATAAACAAATTGATATTAACTAAAGACGTTAACCCAAAAGCAAAAGAAAAATATGATGATATTGATAAATTGATTAAAGAAACATTCACGCCAGAATATTCAGCGGCAATGCTCGCAAGATCAATTAAATATTTATCTATCCTTCAAACGAATTGCACTAACTTTATTGATGCTGCAACACGAGTGTTTGGATCAAGACGATTAGCTGATCAAATGGGTACTTTGCTTGCTGGTTATTACATGCTGTATTCAGTTAAAGAAATAAGTTCAGCTGAAGCAGAAGAATGGATGAAGAAAAAAGATTGGTCAGAACATACTGAAGTGAAAGACCGTCAGGATGAACAAAGACTGATTGACTATATTGCCACCAGAAGAATACGCGTTGAAGACAGCAAAGGTTTTCATGATGTTAATATTGGTGAGTTAATATTATGCGCTAACAATGATCTTGATATAATTAATCAAGCAGCAGCAGATAGAGAATTGAAACGGCATGGTATTGCTATTGATTTTAATCATGTATTGATAGCAAACAATTGCCAGCCAATGAAAGAATTACTACGTGGAACAGCTTGGTCATCAGATTGGGCAAGGCCACTAAAAGATTTATACAATGCAGAAACAACAACAGTTAGATATTTTGCACCAGGTATAAAAAGCAGGGCAGTTAAACTACCATTAGAATTATTCAAAGAGGATTTATAAAATGTCAGAAGATAACAACGTAACGAAAATAACAACAACAAAACAAATTCATGACCTTACTCTTCATGAAACGCTTCAGCTTTCTGGCGCGATTGTGACCCGTGTTCCTGGTGGATGGCTGTATTCAATGATTGAAATGATGGGTGATCAGCAGATAATATTACCGCCTACTTTCGTTCCATACAGTGACGAGTTCAAGAGGAAAATATAATGTCATGGTCTAGCTGTTTAGTTTGTGGGCACCCAACTTCTGATGACGTGTTAAGCATAACGCCTTATGGCCTTCATGCTATATGTGGTAATCAATGCTTGAATATAATAAATAACTCTGACTGTATGCCGCCTAGAGTTAAATTATTATATGATCAGCAGCAGGCTAAACTTAAAGAAAATCAATCGAATTGTTAACCAAGTAATTCTTCAGCTTCTTCAGGAGATCGAACAACACCAGCAATGCCACCGGCCTTGTTTATGTTGTCCATAAATATCTCTTGTTTTGCTGAAGCCTTGCCTTTCTTTGTTTTAACTTCAGGCGCAACAAATATTCCTACTGTTTGACCAATCATATCTTCTGTAATGACTACAGTTTTAACGCCAATAATATCAGAACTACCTTCACATAAACCGGCGTGTAATGGCCTTGCATTTCTGACGATAACATCACCAGGCTGAACAAGAATATTTCCGGTTGCCCTGATCTTCTGAGCTTTACCAGCCCAACCCATGCCAGTATTGTTCCTGAAATTAATTATTCCAAGTTCAGATAGTTTGACCCTTATCATATTTTGAATCGCTTGTTCTTTCATAGTATTATTTCCTCATTAAATAATTGGCTGATTCTATGAGTTAAATCAACCCAGTTTTCTTCAGCCATAAATTTATATTTTTCATTTAACTTATCAAGGTACTCAACTGCTTTTGAAACTTGACCTTTTGATTCACACTTATCTATAACATCAATCCAATATTTATAATCAAGTTTTTCTTTTATTGCTTCTCTTTCTTTCTGCTTGCTCTTTTCTATTCTTGAAGTATAAACATGAGCCGCCCACTTTTGCGGATTTTTATAACCACGCTTTTGACCAAGCTCAATCAATTCATCAAGTGAATTAGCTTCATGTTGTTCACGCCTTGCGTCACGCTTAACTTGTTCTTTATCAATTTCAACAAGTTCACCATCTTCAACTTCAAGTTCACGGCCAACCACTTCATATACGTGACCACAGTTAGGGCAAACTTTGCATGTAAAATGAACGTCATAACATTTTGGGCATTGCTTAACAGGATTTGAATCTTCAGCTTTTTTCTTGCCTTGATTTGTATCGCCTTCAAGTGACCATTCACGTTCCTGATCAGGTAAGCCATGACGTTTCCAGTTGCCAGCGTGATCAAGTATTATTGCAGGATAATCTTTCGGTCTTAATGCTCGACCCCATTTCTGAAGACATAATGATAATGATTGAGTTGGCGCAGCATCAATAACGCATTCAATATTAACGTCCATTCCTGATTGCGCAGCAAGATCATACCCTTCACCGAACAAACCGACATTACTTAATACATCAATATGCCCTTGAGCAAATGCACGTGAAGCTTTCTTACGCTCTTCTTTTGGAGTTTTACCGTCAAGATGAACAGCCATGATTCCATTGGCCCTGAATTGTGCAACAAGATGTTGTGAATGTTTAACGCTAACCGCAAACATTATTGTTTTCTTGCCACGTGCATATTTTAAATAATGCCTTACCACATCACCAACCAGATCAGCAGTATCAACAGCGCCATCCAATTCATCTTTTTTGAAATCACCCATTCTTGTTTTTACTGATGACAAGTCTGGTTCAAGTGGCGTTGATATCAATCTGTAATCAGATAAATATCCTTGTTCAATTAACCAAGCAACAGATGGGCCGCAAACCATTTTATCAAACCATTGACCCAAGCCTTTACCGTCAAGCCTGGTTGGTGTAGCAGACAACCCAATGTGAAAAGCTTTATCATAAAACCCATGAACAGCAGACCAGCCAGCAGCGCCAACATGATGCGCTTCGTCCCAAATACAAAGATCAGGAATTGGTATATCTTTGAATCTTCTTTTCAACGTATCAATAGAACATATCTGAACAGACTGATGATATTCAGGAGTGTAACCGGCAGCAATAAACCCATGCTGTATTCCGACTTTGTTAAATGTTAAATGTGTTTGATAAATTAATTCAGAGCGATGACAAATAAAATAAACCTTCTTGCCTTTATCATTAGCTGATCCAGCCATGAATGCAGAAAGAACAGTCTTGCCGAATCCTGTTGCGGCTTGAACCAAAACATTTCTATATGATCGTAAGTCAACACGTGTTTCATTTATAACATCAGATTGACAATCACGAAGTATTAAACCCATTATGGTAAGCTCCCATCTTTTGAGAACTCCATTCCAAACATTCGCTTCTGGTTATTTAATTCCAGCCACAACCTGCTTTCTTGTCTTAACTTTACTGATATACCTACTGATTCATATCTTGCTTTGTGCAAAGCAGACAGCAAAACAAAATCACTTGTTGCTAACGGGAAAAGTTTTCTTGCATGTTCAATATCAAGATCAATCAACGCATCTTCATATTCTTTTAATATTTCTTTATCCATTATTTTTTTCTCGATAATGTTCAGCACAAGCATCACGCGCATCTTGTGAATCATCATGTGCAGATATTAATTCTGACGGTTTTAAACACCATGCAACAAACTTGTATTTGTTTTCACCGCAACCATTTGCAACTACGCGGTATCCTTCCCTGGAATCCTCATAGAATTTATGAACTCTTGTGAATGTCATTAAGCACCCGTGTACTCACCAAGATAAAGGTCTTCCATTAAATTGTCTGCAACTTCTTTATTAATAAAAGTCATAACAAATAATGGATTTTCAATATCTACAACTATTGTTTCACGAATGCTTAGAACAGACGTATTGCATTCTATTATTTTGTAACAGCTTACAGTTGCGCCTTCTTTGCAATAGACCCTTTCGGGCTGCCATTCCACATTAGGTATTATTGTTCTTTCACATTCTGGTATGTTGCTCATTTTTTATTGCCTCCTAAAATGGTATGTCATCATCAAATGAGCCATTACTATCAGGCGCAGGCTGATTTGCTGGTTGACTCTGTTGCTGTCGTTGCGAAGCACCTTGCTGATCATCAGGCTGATCTTTCATTGGACTCAATAACAAATATTCACGAACATGAACTTCAGTTGTGTAATGTTTCTGGCCGTCCTTCTCCCATTGGTTAGTTACATTCTTTCCTTCAATGTAAACCTTTGCACCTTTATATAAATACTTGGCAGCACTGTTAGCAAGATGAGCAAAGAAAGTAACTTTGTGCCACTCAGTTTTTTCCATCTTGTCGCCAGTTGTTTTATCTTTCCAGCGTTCAGTTGTTGCCACTGAAATATTTGTTATTGCCGCGCCAGATGCAGTGTATCTTGTCTCAGGTTCTTGGCCGATGTTGCCGATCAATATAGTTTTGCTTACCATTTTATTTTCCTATAGGTTAATTAATTCTTCAGGTTTTAAATTTATACCACGTGCTTTAGCAGCAGCCAGTATCTTTTTGTGTTGTGATCCAGGCACTCTACCATCACAACCATGTTTTTCTTTCGAGTAGTTCCAGCGATAGATTGCAGCCATATCAATTCCTGTTGCAGCTGACAAGGCTTTGACACCTTTGAACCTAGCAATCACACGCTTTGCCGCAGTTAATCCATCAGGCACGACTACAGGCAGTTCACCGCCGCATTCAGGGCATTTATCACTGTCAACATTCATTGATTCAAATCCTTATTTGCATTTATTTTTTGAGATAATAACAAATGTTTGACATTTTCTCAAGTCTTAATGTATAGTTATACACATGAACACACAACAGATAACACAAAAACTAATGAATGATCTTTATGCCGAGCTAGAAGATACTCTGCTTTGCCTTATGTCAGCGGGTATTCCAGCAGATATGATCTGCTTAAGTGAACCAGAAATAAAAAGCAAAGAATATTCTTATTATCTAGTTTGTGAAATTTCATTTAAATATTAAAGGACAACCAAATGCCACAAATTATCAACCCTGAATCTGAAGAACACTGGCTTCAATTAAAGACTGAAGACATATCCAGCACAGAAATATCAGCACTGTTTGGTATCTCGCCATATTCAACACGCTTTGAAATGTGGCATCAGAAGAAATCTGGTGAGGTACAGCGCATTGATGACAATGAACGTATGCGTTGGGGAAGGCGCATGGAAGATACCATTGCACATGGCGTAGCAGAAGACCTTGGATTGAAGGTAAGAAGGCTTAAAACATATCAGCGTCATGATACCTGTAAAGGAATGGGCAGCAGCTTTGATTATGAGATTGTTGGCGTTGTCGATGATGACGGCAAAAAATTATGTTGCACACCTGAAGAAGCAAAGAACGAAGCGCAACGACTCTACTTAATACACGGGGCCGGTATATTAGAAATTAAGAATGTTGATTATTTAATATACCGTGATCAATGGGAAGAAGACGAAGCACCCCCGCACATTGAGGCACAGCTTCAGTTGCAACTTGAAGTAACCAACAGAGCATGGGGCTTGATCGTTCCATTGGTATCAGGCAATCAGATTCATTACATACCACGTGAACGTAATAAAAAAATTGGTGCGGCAATGATCAAAAAGATCAATGCATTTTGGCACTCAATTGTTGAAAACAAACCACCAGAACCAGACTTTGAAACCGATGCTGATTTTATTATGCGGTTGTATGGTGATGCTAATACCTGGACTGTTGATGTAACTGAAGATGAAGAATTGAAACCATTGGTTGAACAATACTTTGATCTTAATATGCAGGCCAAAGATGTTAAAGATTTAAAAGATGCAGTTAAGGCCCGTATCCTTCATGAAGTTCAAGGCGGTGCAAAGAAAATAACGTGCGGTGATTTTTCAATATCGTGCGGAGTAACCAAAGATACACCACCAGTTGTTGTTACTGAAGATATGATTGGTGATGAATTAGGTGGAAGAAAAAGCTATCGAATGTTTAAGATATTCAGAAAGAAAAAAGAAACGGCTCTTGAAAAAGCCAACAAACCAGCAGAAGTTAAATCTGTTGAAACCATTAAACAAGACGAGGAAATTATATTATGAACCAGCAATTATTAGTTGTTGAATCAACACCAGCATTGCTTGCAACAAACTTTGCAGAAGTCGAAGCGCACCTTAAACAAGAACTTGAAAAATATGATGTTGTTGTTACTGAAGACACGCTTAAAGATTGTAAGCAGTTATCAACTGATCTTAATAAAATGTCTGGTGATATCGACACACGAAGAAAAGAAGAAGTTGCGAAGGTATCAAAACCAATTAAAGAATTTGATGACAACATGAAGTCATTGGTTAAGCTTTGCAAAGATGGCCGCACAAAACTAATTGATCAGATTAAAGTGTTTGAAGATGAAACACGCGCAACAATAAAGAAACTGATGATTGAATTGCGTCAAGAGCTTTATGAGCTTAATGAAATTGATGAAGAATTCAGAACTGTAATGTTTGATGGTGGCAAAATCCCACTTAACTACATGACAGCAACAGGCAATCTTTCTGGTAAAATAAAAACAGAAATAAAACATGCAGTGCTTGCCTGTCTTCAAGTTCAAAAAGATGTTGAAATGCGTTTGGTTAAACTTGAGAATGAAAGCTATAAAGCTGGTCTTAAATCACCGCTTGAAAAGGTTCATGTTCAGGCGTTCTTAATGGATGATGAAGAAGCTTATCAGCAGAAGCTTACTGATCTATTAGCTGTTGAAGTTAAGCGTCAAGAAGTTGCTGAAGAAAAAACACGCGAACAGATTAAGAAAGAAGACGGAAAAATAACTTCAGCACCAGCGTCATCTTCAGTCGTAAGTGAAGAACAAGCAGCAGGAAGACAGCACAGAGAGGAAGCAGTTGAAAAACCTGAATCACCTGAAGGCAAAGTTTGTTATGTACTTCAAGCAAGATTTGAAGTAACTGTTGGTGAAAGCGTAACTTCTGATAAGATAGTTGACGCGCTCAGAAAAAGAATTGTTGAGAACGCTGGAATCACAACACTTAAATCAATTGAAGTAATTGCGTAAAGTGAACCGTAAACCAAAATTATTATTCATTAGTACGCCAACTGGAAATGATGGATATTTTAGAAAGCTATTCGAGGAATCGCAAATGGCAAAACAAAAACCAACGCCTGAAGAATTACAGCGTTATCTTCAGACGCATTACCCTAATCGCAAGGAACGAAGAATTCTTGAGAAGCGATACAAGAAACAGCAGGCGCTTATAAAGTCTGGAAAACTTAAACCAAATAAAGTTAAGATTAAAAAAATAACTTTATGGCAACGATTTATT